GCCTGTTTTCTAGGTTGAGACTTTTCCATTATCATGGCAAGTCTTTTATTATATAATTCTAACTCTGCTTGCTTCCCTAGTAAATTGAACTCAGAAGGTGTTATAAACCCTCTCTGTTCCTTGTTAGCAAAGGTCTGCACCAGTCTGTATACTTCGTCAATCGTCATTACTATTTATTTTATTCCCTAGCAAAAGTACGAAATAAATCCTTATAACAAAAAAAGGGAGACTCTTAAGTCCCCCTCTTATATGTATAGTATAAACTAATTAATTATTAATTGCTTTTAGTCTACGCTCTATCTCAGAGTATATCTGCTCTCCCTCACCTTCAGAACAAAAGTCTACCATTCTTTCGATAGGCTTAACTCCAATTGCAGGGACACAGATAGTATTACCTGAAGATACCCAAGTTACACCTGTTTTCTTCATAGAGATAATACCTGATTCCTCAGCCATTAATAGAAGTTGTTTCATCTCTGTACGAGGGTCATTCATACCTGCTAAGAAAGCTGTAGGATTCTTCTCTGCCTGGATCTTCATATCCCAACGAATCTCATCAGTACTCTTGTTAGTATTAACACCTAGTACCTTAGCGTACCCTACAAGCTCATTTAAAGGCATTTTAAGAGCTGCTTGTACAGCGTCCATAACATCAGCTACCTGAGCTATTTTATCTTGAGCATTTTTCTCGTCATCCTTCACGTTAAATAAAATACTTTTAGATTTTATCCTATGAGGATTACTACCATTAGCGTTACAAGTATCTAAATACTTTTTAAGAGTAGGGTTTGTATGACTTACAAAAATAAAACCATTATTAAAAGCAATAGGCTCTCTCATCTTAGCATCCTTTGGGTGATCATCTACAAATATAGAAGCTTCTCCAGGAACGTATCTAATCTTTCTATTTTCTCCTGTTTCAGGATCAAATATAATATCCTCAGCCTTTAATAAAGAAACTATAGGGTACTGAGGCATTTTAGTTTTTGGATTTCTAGATTTAGAAACCAACTGATAAACAGTAGGTTTATACTCTTGTTTTCTATTAGTAAATTGAGGAGTGAATTTTTTTTCTACTATGGGAGCTTGAGCTACGACCTTAGTATTTGCAGGAGGCGTTACAGCCTTCCTAGCTGTTTTTGTTGGTGTCATAATAATTATTTTCTAAAATTAACTTAAAGTTTTATAAAGGAGGGGATTGCTCCCCTCCAGTAATATAATTAATAGTCGCTAATTATTAGTCAGCAGGACTATTATGAATAATAGTAATATCTTCAACATCTGAGTTGAATTTTTCAGCAGAACCACCAGCACCACCATCAAATATGGTTAAAAATGCTTCTTGCTTACTGTCATTCATGTGCTGAATTTTTTGCAACAAATCTTGAATTACAGCTTTTTGATTATTATCTGTTGTAATTGCAATAACTACAACATCAACATTATCAGCACCTGCATCATCAGTATCTCCTGCTGCTCCAGCTCCAATCATTGATTTTGGAGTAAAGAACATTGAAAAAGCATCAGCATCATCAGTTACAACACCTCTACTTGTTGCTGTACCTGAACAAATTCCTCTAAGAGAACTTAAAGGATATACAGTTGATCCTGTTACTTCATCATCTTCAGTAGCAGCACTAGTTGCTTTTCTGAAATATAAATATTTTTCAATTGCCATTTTCTTATGTTTTTTTATATATTAATAATTATGATTTTTTGAACAATAAGAAACGATTAGGAGCAAATCCTTCAAAACCACGCTCAGTTCTGTAGTTACATCGTAACTCATCTGTTTCGTTAGTTTTGTTTTGTAAAACTGCAGAACCAGTTAACCAGTGTTCCATCTCACGAGAGTAACCATTCGCAGCTTTATATCGCATTCTTAACGAAGGAATTTTCTCGCCAGAACGAGCATCTTTCTGTGAATCCATAGGAATACACATACCATAACCATTGTAGTTAAATCCAGTACCACCTAACAAGTCAGGACGATTAAATAGGTCGTAAGTTTTCTTGTGGAAAGTGTAACCACCACGAGAGAACGAGTTGAAACCTAAGTTCAACGCCATGTCTTTGTTGTT